GTGGACACATTATAGCGCAGAAAAGCGCGGCGCGCAACGGGATTTTGCGACTTTGTCGAAATGTTTTGCCGTTTGTCAAGAGTAAATGCACAAAAAAGCAAAAATATTTTTTATGAGGCCAGAATGAGGGCGATTTCTTCCCGGAAAAGCTGCTCGGAGCACAGATAACCGAACATTTTGCGGGGGTAGTTGTTCAGCCAGTCCTCGATCCGCTTGGTCTCCTCGTAGGAGACCGTGCTCAGGTCGGTGCCCTTCGGCAGGTGCCGACGTATGAGGCCGTTCTGGTTTTCATTGGATCCGCGCTCGCTCGGCCGGTAGGGGTGGCAGTAGTAGACCTCGGTGCGGGTGCCCTTGCCGCTGGCGCTTCGTTCGATCCCGGCGGCGTCGGCAAACTCGCAGCCATTGTCGCAGGTGATGGATCTGAATACCTTCGGGAACAGGTCGCCGTACTTGGCCTCGAGCCCGTCAATCGCAGCGACGACGCTGGCGGCCGTCTTGTCCGGCGACGGTATAATGAGCTCCCAGCGCGTTTTCCGCTCGGTCATCACGATGTAGGTGTTGCTGACGCCTTGGCAGCTCTCGACGCTGTCCATCTCCCAGTGACCGAAGGTGCTGCGGTCGTTGATGTGCTCAGGGCGATCCTCGATACTCCGGCCGGCGGGCTTGCGGGGCATGGATCCGGCCGGGCGCTCCGGCTGGTGGCGCTTGCCGTGCTGCGGCAGCATGGAGACGGTCAGCTCGTCGCCGAAGATCTCGCCGCGGATGTAGTTGTAGGCGGTGCTCGCGCAGATGTGGGTCTTGAAGGGCCAGCCCTTGACCTCGGCCTCACCGATCGCGGCCTCCGGGCTGTACTTCTCGTCGCGGATCTTGGCGATCAGGTAGTCGGCCAGCTCGTAGTCGTTGCCGATCTTCAGCTCCGGCCCCTTGGCGCGGAGGTTGGCCTCATAGCGGGCCTGTGCGCCTTCGGGGTTGTATCTAGTCTCGGTGGTGTAGTCGCTGTTGAGGTGCTCATAGGTGCACCGCTTCAGCTCCCGGTAGATGGTCGTATGATGGACGCCGAGCTCCTTGGCAATGTCCGTCGGCTTCATTCCTGCGCGGATGAAGGCGTCGAGCTGGATGCGCTTGGTCGGCGTCAGATGGCTCCAGTGCTGTCCCATTGTGTTCCCCTCCGTGATAAAAGAAAAGGGGCGGCCCGCCGGCCGCCCCTTCTGTGTGTCAGTGTTCCTCGTACTTTTTCAGGAGCTCGAGCGTCTCCTCGTCTGTGATGATGTCAGCCAGCCTGCACTCCAGCGCGTTGCAGATCTTCAGCAGCGTCGGCAGCTTCGCGCCGTTGATGTCCCGGGCGCCGCGCTCGTACTGCTGGAGCACCTGCACCTTGATCCCGGCCAGATCGGCGAGCTGAGACTGAGACAGGCCGGCAGCCTTGCGGAGCTTTTGCAGCCCCTCGCTTTTGTAGGTCACTTTGATCGAGATGTCCATGTTGTTCCTCCCGCTTGACTTTGCCGTGGTTTCGTGGTTATAATGAAAAGGAACGGCGGGCGGGATTTTTCCCGCCGTCCTTCGACCTTACTGCTTGGGCTTTTGGTTCGGCTTTATTGTGATCGTAATGGTGGCAACCTGTTCACACTTTAGAGCCTGTTCCAGCAGCTCGAGCAGTTTTTTCATCTGCTCAGCATCCACGGCTTTGCCTCCTTTCCGCGGTTTTGCTCTCCTTTCTTTCTGTACTCGGCTATCCCTTGCCTGTGATTATATTATAGAGCATTTGCTCTATAATGTCAAGCATAATTCGGCAGATTTTCAACATTTTCCCGCGTTTTTCCACAAAAAAAGCCGCACGGCGTCGCTGCCGTGCGGTTTTCTCATTCTTTCCCGAGCAGGTGGTTGATGGTGGTGCCGAGAGCGGTCGCCAGATAGTCCAGCTCGTAGTCAGCGACGACTCGGCTTCCGTTCTCGATCCTGCTGATGACCTTCTGCGTGACGTCCAGCCCGATGATCTGGAGCTTGTAGGCGAGCTGTTCCTGTGACAGGTTTGCCCGCAGCCGCTCCTCCCTGACTCTCTCCCCGGAGATGTTGCACCTGCCGTCTGGTTTGTATATTTTCGCAGCCCTCGCCTCCCTTTATGCTAAAGATGACTATGCAATATTGACTTTACCAGTTTTGGCGTGGTAATATTATGCCAAAGATGACTAAACGCTAAAAAGCGCACATAGGAGGGAAAAGCATGGGTACAAGGTTTAGACGCAGCTTTAAGGTGGCCCCGGGTGTCCGGGTAAACCTGAACAAAAAGAGCGCGAGCATCAGCTTCGGCCCGAAGGGTCTGAAGCACACGGTCAGCACGACGGGGAAAAGTCACACGACCGTCGGGATCCCCGGGACGGGTCTGTCATATACGACGAGCTCCGGCGGGAAGTCCGGCGCGCAGCAGGGCGCGGTCAGCATCCCCGCAGCGCAGCGGCCGACGTCGCCGAAAAGCAAGACGGTGGCGCTGCTGCTGTGCATCTTCCTCGGCTTCTTCGGTGTCCATCGGTTCTATGTCGGGAAAACCGGCACAGGCGTCATTTGGCTGCTGACGGCCGGGGCCTGCGGGATCGGCTGGTTGGTTGATATTTTCACCATCCTGCTCGGCGGTTTCTATGACTCCGAGGGCCGTGTGCTGCGGTTCCAGCCCACAGAGGCCGAGCTCGCCGCTGCCGGTGAAGCGCCGGATCCTGACGCCGAGGAGTAAAGCCCCACATAACAGAAAAGCCCGCCCGGGATTGCCGTGTGCCGATAAGACAGTAATTTGAGAAAACTACACAATCGGCATCTGCTAAACAGGATTGGACAACAAAACAGGCGGCACCCAGCTGAAGCTGAGTGCCGCCTGTTTTGCGCATCTAAGGGTCGAAAATCGCTTGTTTTTCTCTCTATGGGGCATTGTTCAAAAGCAAGCATATCAGACTTCACCTATACGTGTGTTCTGGTGTAGAAGCGCAAAAGTAGCTACTGCTCAGCGCATGGGAAACACAGATTTAAGAAGCACCACGTAGTAAAATCTGTTTGCGCTATAATGAACTTCTTTGCTGGAATCACAATGCTTGTTTTGCTACCGTGGAAAAAGGTACAAATATTCGCTGTACTTACTGCCACTCGCGCAAAACATATCTCAATATGCAATAATTTGTTGCGTTTTGGGAGATTCTGTGCTAAGATTATAAAAGTAAAATGCAAAGAGAGGGCACCATGATGATTTACAGCTACGACAAGTTATGGAAATTGTTGATAGATAGAAAAATCACGAAAACCGAGATGCGGCAGCAAACAGGCATTAGTACAAATATGCTCGCAAAAATGGGAAAACAGATGCCAGTTTCCATAGAAACCCTTGCAAAGATTTGCAACTATCTCGGATGTGGGCTTGATGATGTTGTGGAAATATTTTCTTCTACCGAAGAAGGTGGTGACAGATAATGGCGGGAAATAGCAATCTACATGATTCTGCAAGGAACAAACAGGACGAGTTCTACACGCAACTTTCGCTGATTGAAAAGGAACTCAAGCATTACCGGAGTTTCTTTGCTGGCAAAACAGTTTTGTGCAACTGCGATGATCCCTACGAGAGTAACTTCTTTAAGTACTTTGCCATGAATTTCAACACTTTGGGGTTGAAGAAATTGGTAACAACTTGCTATGCAACATCACCCGTGGTCGGAGACGAATTTGAGTACTATGTTGACAATGCTGGACAGCTTGCATTTGTTCCAGACACCGACACAACTCCATTGGTTTGTAGCACTCGGAGACCCTATCGAGTAGAAATCACCGAGGTGACAGACGAAAACAACGATGGGCGGGCAGATCTTGCGGATGTCGAATATCTTATGCGAAACAGAAAGAATACTATGACACTTCTTAATGGTGACGGAGATTTCCGAAGCCCAGAGTGTGTAGAGTTGCTAAGAGAAGCTGACGTGGTGGTAACAAACCCGCCGTTCTCCCTGTTCCGCGAGTATATTACGTTACTTGAAGAATACAGAAAATACTTTATAATCATTGGAAATATGAATGCTGTCACATACAAAGAGATTTTTCCGATGATTGCTGAAAACAGATTATGGCTGGGGTATAATAGTGGGCATTTTTGGTTCAAAGTACCCGATTCTTACGAGATTAAGAAAACTGATTTTAAGATTGATGAGCATGGACAGAAATGGCGGCGGATGGGAAACATTTGCTGGTTCACAAATGTTGATATCGAAAAAAGGCACGAAAATATGCCCCTATTCAGGAACTACTCGCCAGAGTTATATCCCAAATACGATAACTACGACGCTATCAATGTTGACAGAACAGTAGATATTCCCTGTGATTATTATGGCGTCATGGGTGTTCCAATCACGTTCTTGTCGCAATATAACCCTGACCAATTTGAAATCGTAGCGTTCAGAAAAGGTACTGACGGCAAAGACCTTGTTTACTCTTTTCCTGATTGTTCACATTCTGTTAATGTAGAGAGAGAGAGAGAGAGAGAGAGACAGCGGACGGTGCAGCCGTACTTCCGTATCCTCGTCAGACGCAAGCCGACAACTCACACGACGACGTGATTCGTCCGGTTCTGAACGGCAGGAAATTATATCGACGGATCACAATTCGTATGCAACGGCAATCCCAGGGTTGATCAAAAATGCCGAGGGGAAGATCGACGGAAAAATCACTTATGTGCGATTGACTATTCGCAGAAAGTAGAGAGTATGTATGAGAATCAAACTACATGAGATTCCTGTGCGAGAAGTAGTTGCAGGATACAAGGACAGTGCTGAGAACGGTGTCGTGGGATACGATGGAAGGCTGAATATCCGCCCAGCTTTTCAGCGGGAATTTATCTATAAAGACAAACAACGTGACGAAGTTATCCGTACCATCACAAAGAATTTTCCTTTGAACGTGATGTACTGGGTTAAAAATGATGATGGCAATTTTGAAGTGCTTGATGGTCAGCAGAGAACAATAAGCATCTGCCAATATGTTCAAGGTGACTTCTCTATCAACCATCTTACATTTGCCAATCTGACGCATACGGAACAGCAGCAGATCATGGACTATCCTCTGATGATTTATATTTGTGAGGGTACGGATAAGGAAAAGTTAGACTGGTTCAAAATCATCAACATTGCAGGAGAACAACTGACAACGCAGGAATTACGAAATGCGATTTACACAGGCGAATGGCTGACCGAAGCAAAAAAATATTTTAGCAAAACCATGTGCCCGGCTTACCAAATTGCCGGTGACTATTTGAATGGCTCCCCAATCCGTCAAGACTATCTTGAAACCGCCTTGAAGTGGATTTCTGCCCGTGAAGGTATTGAAATCGAAGATTATATGTCACAGCACCAGCATGACACGAACTGTAATGAACTGTGGCTGTATTTCCAGACCGTTATAAATTGGGTAAAAGCTACATTCCCCAAATATCGCAGCAAGCTGATGAAGGGACTCGAATGGGGTATCTTTTACAATAAATACGGCACAGGTAAATATGATCCCAAAGCACTTGAATCTCGTATCATTGAACTGATCGAAGACTACCGCAATGGATATATTTCAAATCAAAAGGGCATTTATGAATATCTCTTTGATGGACAGGAACGGCACCTAAATATTCGTGCTTTCTCTCCTGAAATGGCACGGGCAGCTTATGAGCGGCAAAAAGGTATCTGCCCCAAATGCGGAAAACATTTTGAAATTGAAGAAATGCAAGCTGACCATATCACGCCGTGGAGTAAGGGTGGAAAGACAACTGCGGAAAACTGTCAGATGCTTTGCGCAGACTGTAACCGCCGCAAGAGTAACATATAAAATTTCTCCGTTCAGCTCCGCAGGAGCGCAGCCGATTTCTCTGAAATCGTTCAGGGGTTTGGGGCATTTCCCCAACAAGATTGCACGGGTGTATAAACACGAGCATTGCTTGCCAAGTGCGTTTCGCAGTTGGCAGGTAATGAGAAGTGGGTACCGCTGTGCATTGCTTGCCAGAATGGTAAGCTCCGGTGTGGGTACTCACCGGATTTGCTTGCTATTCTGCAAGGAAATCCCGGTCGCCCCACGCCGGATTTCGCAAGTGTACATACACTTGCTGTGCTTGCTATTCTCCGTTTCCCATGTTAGTAAGCGCCATTTCTCAAATGGAAGTCGGCGGCAACCGCCGCCTTGTCTGCCAAAAAGCGAAACGGACGGGCGCTGTCAATGGCGGCGCAGCCGTTCATCTTGACCATTGACGGTGTTCGTCCATTTTGCTATTCCAACTGGATTTTTGCATGGAATGAATCGAAGCGAAGGAGGCTTGACAAAATGAATCCGAAAGAAAATGACAATGAAATCATCGAACTGAGTGACGAGGAACTGGATGAGATTTTCGCCGACGATGATTTTGATAACGGCGAGAAGGACGGTGAAATCCGCTCGTTTTATTTCTCCAATCCTGACCCGTATGCCAAGGTCAAGCCACGTCCCGACGATGCCCCCAAGAGGGAGTTTTCTTTCGCT